AGGATAATCCTTGAACTCTATCAATTTGCGGAGTATCACCATTGACAAATTCTATACCAGTTATCAGACCTGACGGTGTATTTCCTACTATCTCACCAGGTGAAGCATTAACTGAAGTGACTCTTGCCACAAGATTAGTAGATGGTGTATCAGCATTTGGTGTATTCGCATTAACGATACTTCTATCAACTGTTAATAAATCATTAATAGTGTAATTAACACCTGGGCCATCAATCCGTAGATTTGATAAAGCTCCATCTTGTGTCGCAATATCAAATTTTAATATAGCGCCTGAGCCCGTGCCTCCTGTTGGACTTGCATCATCTATAGTAAATGAAGAAGCCGTTTCTCCTAAATCCTGCGCTGAAACTCTTAATTGATTTGGTGTATCGTAACCGTGTCCAGCACTTACGATATCAAATTGTGTAACAGTGCCTAATTTATTAATCTTAGCATTAAGAATAAGTCCACTTGGTGTATTATTACCTGTAAAGTTAACTAAAGTAGGTTGAACCTCTCTTTCAAATATGGGACTATAATTTTCAGCTCTATCTGTAATTGCCGCATTTCCACTGACAAATGTTACACCAGTGATTGTTCCATATAAATTTGTTTTACCATCAATCTCAGGTGATGAATTTGGAGATTGTCCAGCACCTGCAGGAGTATCAACACTTGATACTGATACAACCAAAGGGGTGGTATCGTATGGTGAATCATTAATAGTTATTGTATCTCCAACAACGAAATGTAACCCACCTGATTGTACAGTTAGAGAACTAGTTGCTCCTGTCAATCCATTTACGTTTGCAGTAAATATTGAACCAGTACCAGTACCTCCTGTTCCATTTAAATCTAAATATGGTGTGTTAAAGCTTTCATCTTCAATTCTATCAAAGTCTGGTGTGTTCCCACTTGTAATTGAAATACCAGTCACACCTGTCACAGAACCTAAACCAGATTGCGTTATGCTTGTAGGTATTAGATTAATTGTTTGATTATCATCGGGGTTGATTAAAGAAGTAAATGTTCGTATAGTATCTGCAGGTGAATCAGCTGATACGTTAACAGTACTTAAAGTTCTGGCATTAGTAGTCGACACATTTGTAAAGTCCGCAATGTGAGTTTCTACTTTCTTAATGATATTAGTATCTGAAGTATCTGGTGCAAATCTAATCTTTACCGTAAAATCTAAAGAATATATAATAGTTCTTCTACCTTGGAAATCACCTTCATAGTCATCTTGTAAAGACACACTATTTAAGATAAAAGGAACGTCTGTCTTCGAACCAGTGCCTTCAATATCTTTAATCGTAACTGTATACTCTGGAGTGAAGGTTGGCAAAATCTGTTCTAATACTTGAAGAGCATCTTCTTGGTTTCTTGCCATAATGTTTAGTTGCATACCAAGAATATAAGGAACTGTCTGCTTTTGAGTCTTTCTCTTTAACGGGTCATTAGAGTCCGTCGGCAAAAGAGTTGTATTCATTCTATTTAATTTAGTAGAGGTGTCATAGTCGATTGAAGTAATCTCAAATGACATTCTAGGTAATTTAATTGCAACCTTTTGTTCATCTAGTTTTTCATTTACCCGTGCTAAAAACTTTTGTCTAGGTCCATAAGAAATTGGCACTCTAGCAATGTTAGAAATATTATCACCATTGTGTCTACCCACACGAATGTTATTAAAGATAGTACCGAAAACCGACACGATTCTTTTTATGGTTGCATGATAAAAATGTACTCCGTTAAGCATTAGTTATTAGGTTCTCCAAATGGGTTAAATTCACTAAAGTCAATATAGTTATTATTTAGGGCTTCAAAATCAGCTGCATCATCAAATTCATCATTTGAATAGACTTCTGATGTTCTATCTTCAGCAGATTGAATAGTTGCTGCAGCTGCGGATGTGCTACCTGTCACTGTAACACCAGAGACAATAGATTTATCTTTACCGTCTGTGACATCAATTTTACCCATATTTAAAATACTAGGTGTGACTGTTTCGTCTATTCCTAATACTTCAGTTGTGGCTGTTGTTCCATCGGAGAATGTCAATGTAACAGTTTCTCCAACTTCAAATTTAGCAGTAGATGTATAAGCAAATGAATGACTGATTACTGCTTCATGTATTGTTTGAACATCATCAATCATATCAATGCCAGTATCGATATCCTCGCCAGAGTATTCGTATAATTCACAGAATAATTTGAATACAGTTAAGTTATTTAGTTGATAGAATGGTTGTTCGTGTTCAACAAATTTAAGTTCAAATAAAGTGTTTGATAATGGAATATAAATCAGATCGCCTTCTTTAGGTCTAATCAGATTACTTCCAGCAGTAGCTCTAGCGAAACTTCTTCGCGCAACAATAAGAGTAACTTGGTCTCGAATCTCTACGCCAAATTTTCCAAGTAGTGTTTGGTCACCATCAAAGCCTTCAACGTTCTCAATATACATTTCAACAAGATATGCATCATCAAATTTAGATTCAATATCTTCATTCAGAATATCATCTTCAGATACAATTTCACGAGGTAAGTAATAAACATCTTGACCGTATATTTGAAGGGCCTCTACTATCATATCCTCGTAGAGGTCTTTTTCTGCTACAGAACCCTGTGAAAAATAAGTATTTCTTGCCATAAAATCATTATCCTATAAAGAAGGCGGGTGGCATCTCGTATTTCAGTTGAACTTCTTCTTCAATTTTTTCAATTTCTTGTGCAGCCTCATCATATATCTGTTGACCATTCATAGTTACCCCACCTGGTAATTGCATGCCATCAAACTTCTTAATGTTAATTCCCCATTGCTTTTTAATAAGAGCGGTCAAATATTTTTTCAAGAACATGTCATTATACACTCTTGTTGATGTTGGCTCGGTTGGTGCTGAGACGTCTGAGCCAGAACCATAAGTATTACCTGTTGAATTAGTCTTAGGTACAACTGCTTCATAACCTTCTATGATAATATATTGGTCTTCTCTTAAATCAGTTCCCCAACGCGTTTCAATATAAAGTCTTTCTATGTGACGATTAAATCGTGTAGTCTGGTCTTTACCATCAAACATGTGGTCTATCAAAGCAAGATGCTGTTGAGTCATAGAATAATTCAACATGTTTGCTGATGGTTTTGTTAGGTCGTAAATATCGTTCAACATCATTTGATATTCGATATTGAAATCTCCAGTACCACCAGAATTAGAATCAAATGGTAACACCCGACTAATTGTTAAATATGTATCTGGTACTGTGATATACTTATTTGCTATATCAGTTGCAGTAATTTTATATTTACGATATCTTTTAATTACTGCATCAGAATGATATTCTTGATAAAATTGCAATGCTTCGTCAAGACGGTCACCTAATTGGTCATCATCTACATTGATTTCAATAACGGGAGCTCCTAGGGCTCTTAAGCAATAATCTACTAATGATTGTCTTGAATATGGTTTTGACATATAACTATTTATATGAAAACACTAATTCAACACGGCATAATTATGCATTCCCGTCGATGCCTTTATAAGCTCCATTATTTCCCCAGTCACCAGAGTTGTGCCAATAAATTGGTCCGTGATTCATTCCTTTTCTTCCAACCATATAGATGCCTTCGCCGCCGTATCCGCCGCCGCCACCTCTATTACCTCTTCCTGTTTTTCCATATCCGCCATAAGCATGAGAATCACCACGAATGTAATCACCAAGAGTTCCTAAATTGGCCGGAGTCGTTCCGTTTCTCTGAATAGTAATAGCGCCACTACCTAATTTTCCGTCATTATGACCATAAACTATACCACAGAATCCACCTCCGCCAGCTCCACCACCGGCAGAACCACCGTCGCCATTACCTCTACCGTTCATACCTTTATGAGCCCTATCATTATTATTACCAAATTTCGGGTCGGCGCCTGGATGTCCGTTATTTCTAGTATTACCTGCAATTGAAATTATAAAATTACTACCAAAAGTAACCTTAGGGGCTACAATTATAACACTGCCTCCACCTCGGCCTCCATGTCCGCCGTTAACAAACGCCGATCCGTAGTCTCCGCCTCGGCCACCGTTGCCGCCTCGGCCACCTATCCATAAAGGAAAATCATCAACACCAGCTCCAAGTCTGCCAGTCACTGCGCGAGTAGTAAATCCAAATATTCTAGCAATTTGATTTTTTATTTCTTGTTCATCACTAACATTTCTCGGCCAACCACTTCCGCCGTTCTCACCAAATCTGTTTCTTCTTCCAGCTCCTGCTCCACCGCCGCTGGCGTCACCTGGGTCAAGATATCCAGCACCTCTAGAAGAGCCACGGTTTAATGTATAGTGCATTCTAGGGTCTTGGCCGGTAGAACCATCTTCACCAGTGTGGCCTCTGTCAGCACCGCCGCCGCCTCCGCCGCCGCCTCCGGTTCCAACATTTAATCCGTTACCGCCATCAGTATAATTGCTGCCAAAAGCACGATAGTCATCACTCTGTCGATAAAAATTATTTGCTCCAGCATTAATTAATACGTTACTTCCAACCACGAGCTCTTTACGACAAAAAATAATCAACCTTCTAGGTACACTAAGCGACTGTGAAGTTACTTCTACATGAGTACCAGATTCAATGGTTAATTTATCAAATTGAAAAAACCCATTCTTATGAGTTCGTTTGCTAAGCCATGCATTGTTATACCAATTCCCACGACCACCTCCAGTTATATCATTTGACCATGTGACATCTCCGTCACGACCATCACCCCAACGGGTAGCTGCAGGTGCGTCTTGTATTATTCTTCCTAACATTTTATTATGCTCCGTTTGCTGGTGTTAAACCTGGTGTGATACCACCGTATAAATTAGTTCCATCACAAACAAAACTCATCAAATCTATTGTTGGGGTGGTTGATGTGCCTCCAGTCGTAATTTCTGGTTCTCCACCTGCGAAATAGAATGAAGCACCGAAATTAATATCGTGATTACCTTCATTCTTAATAATAAAAGTGTAATAAGCGCCAGCATTAGCTGATTCATTGATTGTTTCAACTAAGGTATTGTTATGTCTAACATTTATGACAAACGTGTTGGCAACACTCAAATCTATATTCACTTGTGTACTATCAGTAATATCAATTGTACTTATTGTACCTTTCATGGTTTTAGATACTGATAGTGTATCAGATACTGATAGTGTACCACCAACTTGAGTATCACCTCTTAAGTCAGATTTTTTCTTAACTTGTAATCCACCTTCTGTATTAATCGCAGCAAATGAATCATTGTCTAATGCATCTTTGGTACTAGTAACATTTAAGTAAGGAACAATAGTACATGCACTTGATGTTAGTGTAAGTCTATCTGCGTTGTCTGGTCTTAATCTAATTTTCTTAGCAGAAGTTGTGCCGGTATTACATTCGATGTAAAGACCATTGCTTTCGTCCATATCGATAGTGGCCAAGTGCGCGTTAGTTCCACTTTCAAATCTAATATGGTCAGATGAATGACTTCTTAAGTGAAGTACAGCAGATGGATCGCCATCGATGTCAGAGCTTTCATCGTGTATATAAGTTTGAGAAAGGTTTAATATTGAACCATTTTTATAAACAGCAATTCGTCTTTTCAAAGATGTACTATCTTCAGTTCTTGTAAAAATTTCGAAATTATTAGCCCCTGGTTTGCCGGTATGTATTGTCGCTGTTCTAGAACCATCATTATTGAAATATATTTGTTCACCACCAGTAGTGTTTCGGTTAAGAAGAAGTGAACCACCTCTATCTCTAGAACCGTATATAAGTCCACCTCGACTAGCATTTGGGTTTACTGTTACACCATCTTCTAAAAAGTTGCCTGCGTCTCTTCTTAAAACTATACCAATACGAGTATTACCGTCTCCAACCGCGGTCCGCGATTGATAATTTATATCACTATCATTAAATGGTATTATATCTGTTCCACTATCTGTAACCGCAAAGCTTGCAGAAGCATCTCTGCTTCTACCATCAAAGATAAACGTATTGGCCTGACCCATAAAGAATAATTCATTTCTAGTATGAATATAACTATCAGAAGCAGTTGCTTTATTAACAAAATGCATATACATTTGGTTATTTGGAAGAATTGACTCACCTATTGCTACGTTACCATTAGCGGAGTGTTCAAATGAACGTATGTCGGTATCAAAGGTTCCATTACCAGCTGTTGCGCGTCTAATTGAGAAACTTCCACTGTCCATTCTCAATCTAGTTGGGTTTACTTGACCGGCAGTAGTATCGTGGAATTGAATCTGTGGAACAGTCGTTCTAGTTGCGATCACACCTGCAACATCTAATTTAACACTAGGGGTTGCAGACCCAATACCAAGATTACCAGTCGTGGTAAGATGCATTTTAGTGCTATTATTCCAACGATAATTCAGTCCATCGGCAATGGAATTATCAAGTCTCATTGTCCAGCCAGAATTATTTCCACTCGTGCCACCTAATGCAAGGTTCGCATTTGTTAATTGTAAAACCGCATCACTTGTGCCCGTGGTTTGTATTGCTACTTTAGCTTCACTGGAGTCTTTAACATGTAACGTAGCTAATGGTGCAAGTTCTCCAATACCGGCAGTACCATCAGTATTAAATTGAAAATGGTCTCCAATTTTTAATCCACCTGTGTAATCATCACTATAATTTATAGATAATCTATCACCAAATTCGTGAACAAGAGCTCTTCGATCAGTGTCAGCAGATGGTTCAGCTGGTGAAGGGTCTGTAGCTGATGTTTTTGTTCTACGACTTGTGTTATTTAAATCAAAGTCTGCACCGAAAACAGTTAGGTTATCAGATATTTCTACAGGTTGTGAACCAGCACATACAAGTTCATCGACTTCTAATCTGTTTACTCCAGTAATATTTCTTTTAGTCGTGGTGGAACCACTCATATTGATGCCCATCTTAAAGTCGACTGCTTGGCCTAATTGTTGCGAATATTGAAATACTGCTTCATCGCTAGTGGTGCCAGAAACAGTACTGCGTCTGAAGTGTACGATTCTATCGGCATCTCCTACCATTGCAGGATTATTATCACCATTGTAG